CGTCATTAATGATGATGCCGCATGTGCGAAGCAAAGTGATGCTTTTGGCCGGGGGGGGAGTTGCCCTCCTGGCGTATGCTTATGTGAAGAGAGATGCATTGCGCGATTGCGCATCATCTCTGTGCGAATACCTCTCGGATGAACCGGCCATTGCCTCCGACTTATCACGAGATGCGTTCGCCAATGTTTGTGTGGAACAGGTGCCTGCTACACCTGGCCACACGCACGCCACCGCCGCCGCTCTCCGGACGTCTGCAACGCGATTCGCTCTAAATGTAGCGCAATACTGCGGAACCGACGTGTTTGTTGTGGGGATGTCGAAATCCGATCAACGGAAGGGGTTGAGGGGAAGCAGACGGTGGTACTGGACTAAGGATGTGAATTCGGACAACAGGAATGATGAACCGAAAGAAGGTGATATTCGCTACCTATGCGATGTCGACTATTACGTCGACATGCCGAGCATGCTGAGCGATGAAGTCAAACCTGTTATTCTCTACACTGTTGTTCCAGAAGAGGCCTGCGCGAGTGATGTGGATGACACTGTCTTCACCTTTGGAGAAGATGGGTCGCTCCAAACGCTCGTTGCAGGTGGTGGTGGGTACAGCCACATGCTCTGGAACTACGCGGCGGACTCATTCCTCGTGATGAAGCGCCTGTGGGGCGTGCCTTACAGGGCAGTAGCCTATGCCGTCGAGCGTAAGCAGGTGGCCAAGCATCGTCAATTGATAATGCTGGCCCCCATTCGCGTTTTTGACGGTGTTGGGGCGCTTCTGGCATCTTGGTTGTTGGAGACCAAGGAGCTCACGCGGTTTGATCCAATTGTTGAGAATAATGGAGTTAAATTTGTGAGGTTTAACGTCGTGTCAGCGACAGGGAAGAAGATGGTGACCACAGCGAGGCCGGGTGCTGCGCTATGTGCAACCGTCTCCTGTGCTGACGACGAAGCTATCGCAACTGTTGGAAGGTTGGGAACGACTAATCTAATGCTCCCCACCACTGCGAGTTGGATCAAGGATAGATCGGCTTCTGCCGTATTGACTGACTACCATCGGCTTTGTGGAGGGAGAGCTAAGCACACAGTGTTTCCTGTCGAGCAGGGTGTTCGGGCGTATCAGTACAGACCAGATGAGTTTGACTGTAACGCGAAACCTAAGCTCCACGCATTCATGAGTCCGCTCGTTCACGGAGCGTTCGCCCCAGTGCCCAACAGGGCTGGAGAGGAAAGGTGTGTCGAAGGGCGCATCAACTCTCTAAGGAAGGCTGAGCCAAAACCAAATAACTTCCGTGATCGATGCATGGATGAGTTTGCGACACTCATCCTTGCAGGCGTGCACCTTGAACCGGTCTGCTTTGAAGTGGTGTATGATAAGCAGACGAGCACTACCCAGAGACAGTCTCTAGCCAAGGCTGTGCTAACGGGGAACTTCAGACAATTAATACTCAAGTGTTTTATTAAATCTGAGGCTTACCCCGATGTGAAGGATCCGCGCAATATCTCGACTTATAATGATGCTGATAAGTTAGACATGGCGACCTTTGCTTTGGCACTGTCTGAGCATATGAAACAGTTTAAGTGGTACGGACCTGGCAAGACGCCGCTTGAAGTGGCCGCGAGGGTGTCCGAAATCTGCATGGGGTCGGATTATGTGAACATATCTGACTACCACCGCATGGATGGCACGATATCCTACGTTTTGCGTAAGGTCGATCGAGTGGTTTGTATGAAGGCCTTTACAAACCATGGTGCTCAGCTGAATGAGCTGCTCAAAACGAATGTTGACAACAAGGGATACCTCCCCCATGGAACGACATTCGATCAAGGATCGTCGCACGGATCAGGCTGCTCTGCCACGAGTCTGTTCCAAACTCTCCGGGCTGCATTTAACGCCTATCTTGCATTCCGACACACCCGCTCAGCCAGAGGCTCAACGCTCTCCCCTAAGGAGGCGTTTGCAGCTCTTGGAATCCATCTCGGTGACGATGGTCTCGACGGCAATTTGCCTATCGAATCACACCAATGGGCATCAAGAGCTACGGGCCTTGTGCTCGAAGCGCACGTTGTACAGAGAGGACATCGAGGGGTCAATTTCTTGGCACGCTACTACTCACCTGGCATTTGGACAGGTCAACTTGATAGTATGTGTGACGTCAAGAGACAGCTCTCGAAGTTCCATACTACGGTACGCTTACCTGCTAATGTTACGTCTGAGCACAAGTTTGTTGAGAAAGCCATGTCTTACGTGGCGACGGATGGAAACACCCCCGTCATTGGACAGCTTTGCAAGAAGTTGTTATTGTTGTCACCCTTTCGACCCCGAGTCTTTCATGGGATCGGTAGTTGGTGGTCTAAGTTCGACAGTAGCGTCCAGTTCCCCAACAGCAATGTTGATGGATGGATGGACGTGGAGTTTGCTGATCAGTTCCCGGAGTTTGACAGAAGTATCTTCAACGAGTGGTTGGATACCTGTGAAACGTCCCAGGAACTCCTTTCAGCTCCATTATGTGCTGAACCCAAGTCCCCAACACCTGGACCCGTTGATGTCGTGGTTGGAGAGGAGATTGTTGCGGCACGACAATCTGATGACGATACAACGATGGCCGGGCAACCCGGAACTCTTGGAAGCGCTAGCCAAGAGAGCAAACGAAAGCGCAACCGACGGAGAGGAAAAGCAGTGAGGAAGTCCTCATCTTCGTCCAAGAGGGATAAGTAATTGGTCTTAACCTCGCTTCCTAAGGAAGTAAAACA